TATCAACTCCTGCAACTCTAACTCTTTCTTTCTTGTATAAATCAAACCCAAGATCAATGGTGACATCAATAGTATCGCCGTCAAGAACACGGTTGATCTCCGTCACTCGGAAGTTGTAGCAACTCTTCCTGCTTGGTGGTGTCAGTGCTCCCATGTTCCTCACGTTCATCAATTCCTAATATGTATATGACAACATAGACTGTCATAGCAAGAGCAAGGATTACCATAATGATCACAGACCATACAGGATCATTTGGATTATCAAGAGGTTTGAGTATAAGGTTCATTTATCTTTCGGGATTTGGATTTATACTAGCAAATTGTGATATACAATATCTACCACAACCATCAAAATAATCAGAACCTTTAATTTTAACTTTCTTTACTCCATGCTCAACGTAAGCAGGAATGATGATAAGAGAATTATTGGGGCAAGAAAATTCATAATCATATGGGGGAAAATAAAGTTCACCACCAGTAAATTTTTTAGGTTCTTTATAAAAATATGTAAAAGCTAGAAAAACAGATGCTGCATCAGTATGAGGTTCATAGTATTCACCATCATGATAATATCTTATCTTTGTTGTGTCAGAATTATTTTTAGTAAATATTCTACAAGAAATATGAGATTGAGATAAACTTTCTATTAGTTCATTACTATAGACTTTACGATTAACTTTAAGAATGTTAGACAACACACTGTAATCCATGTCACGCCTGTAGACAGAATCTAACCACAATGCGGATGCATTTGTTTTATCTTGCAACCCACCATAGTTTGTCGCTGGAAGTAATTTTCCTGGTTTAGTATAAAAGTTAAGTTCTTCCCATATTAAAGATAGTTCCTCCTCATTATAAAAGTTTTCAACAATTAGATGAGGAAACGGAGCATCACGTAAAGTTGCTTTATATTTTTCATTCATAATATTACAACCATAGTTTATATGCTAATGAAATTCTTAATCCAACGTAAAATCTAGATGGAGCAGATGCATAGTGCCACAACTTTCCAGGAAATAAAACAGATCTATTTGCTTTATGCTGAACGATTCTATCTTCAAATCCATCATTATCCAAAAACATTAAATGCCCACCCATAACAGGTTGCCAATGTAATGATGGATAATATAAAAAAGTCATGTCAGCATCATTATCTTGATGAGGAGTACCACCCTGACAAGCGGTTTGCCCATTAGCATATATTCTACTAATACCACTAAACTTTATATCTAGTTTAGCACATATCTTTTTATAAAGAAACTCATTAAAATATTCTTGTTGATCAAGATGATCATAATGCCAAAATAAATTGTGATCATTACCACCTCTAAGATGCCAATGCGGTTCCATTAATTTATTCAATATTTCTTCCTGAAGTTCTCTAGGAAAAAACTCATCATATATTTGTATCATAAATTAATTATTCAAAAGGTGCCCAATGTTGCCACCCATATTTGTGAACATAATGCATACCAATAATAGGTACAACAACTAATGCAAGACTTAGTGAACCAATCCCAAAAGGATTATTGAGTGTGATAGCAGCGAAGTGTGCTGCTTTGTGTGCAATGTGAGTCATACATATCCTCCCCAGATTCCCCAATGATCTCTAAAGTAAAAATCTACTGAAGTTAAAGTTCCTGTGGGAATAGGTTCTTCTTCAGTGTTAGCCCATTTCTTACAAAATTTTAAAATCTCTTTATTACTACTAACATGACTCACCCCATACATTCTAGCGAATGCACTCATAGCAAAATCATAACGTCCTTTAATGCGCGGTTCCATTTCCATCATACTTGTTACTTTCGTAGTAAAAATTTTCGCCCCTATAAAGTCCAAAGGTTATAGTAAGAAGCACAAATGGAACTGATATCCACAGTAAGACAGTACTTAACATTTGATATTACCTGGTGATAGTGATTGAAAAATTTTGGAGCAAACATCAATAACATAAGGTGATCCATATACACCAGAAAAGATATAAGATATGCCCAACTTAGAGCAATACTTCTCAAGTTCCTGACATTTCTTTATGTCACTGGTGCTATGATCAATAATAATATCACCCTCCTCAAGTAAAGGTAGCAACTCATCAAGAATGTCTTCTGCTTTTTGCTCTGGGAGTGTAATCTGAAAGATTCCAGGAATCCAACCAGCACTAATAAATTTTTTATTATCAGTTTTAACTGCTCGGACAAGATACTCTAGTGAAGTTACACACCCACTAAGATATCCTGCTTCATATTGTCCGCAGGCATTCTCATAGTTAGTACTACTATAACCCCAAACTTCAATTCCCTTTTCGATCATACGGCGGGACATACCTTCACCAGTACGACCTAAACCAATCAATCCAACTTTCATTTTAATTAACTCAATTTACGTGTACAACGCCAGTCATACCTGCACTCTGATGAGGACCACAGAAAAAGTTATAGTCTCCTGTATCAGCAAATACAACATCCTGCGATTCTCCAGGAGCAAACAATAATGCTTCTCTAGAAAGATCGGGGCGAGCTTCTACAATAATATTATGGGGAGGTAGTGATTCATTCATGAAATGAACTGTGTCACCTGCAGAGATTGTGATCTCATTCGGTTCAAATACTAGGTTGCCATTAGCACCCATTGATACATCTACAGCATATGCAATTCCAGGTAAGAATAAAATCAAGGATGCAAGTGTGGCAACAATTATTGCGCTAATAAATTTCATTTGGTTCATGCAACTACTCTATCTATTATAGGTAGTATTTGTTAAAATGGGGTTTGTTTTGACTTCATAACTTAGATTACATTGTATATTTTTCATCGTTTTTGGGAGCATCAGTTGTAATTTTAAGGGGTGCTTGCTCGACTCTAATAGTCTGAGCTGGTGCGGTTTGGGATGCAGCAGCAATTAATCTTTCAAGATCCGCTTTCGTGATTCCACCACCAGCACCGGCAGCTGCAGCACCACCATTCTGCATCTTCATAGTGCCATCACCAGATTTCTTTGCAGTCTGAACACCAAAAGTCGCAAGCACTCCGGTAAAGACACTTGCGATAAAAGTAGGATCAATTTTTTGTTGGGGTAATCCAGGAACTGTTACATAGTTCAGAGTAAGAATACCACCAGACCATACAAGAATTCCTAAACGAACAAAGGTTGAAAGAATGACAAGGTTATCCTCAGAATCTCCTACTTTTTCTTTCAACTTTCCCAATACACCTTTCTTTTTTAGATCTTCCTTTTTAGGTTCTTCCTTTTTAATTTCGTCAGGCATTCCATATGGAGCAACGCACCTTTATTTAGAAATATAACCCTCTTTAATTAGATACTCTCTGGTTAAAGGAGTTGGTTCGTATTCATTCCACATCTGTCCAGCAGCACAAGCATTCAATGCATTCATAGTCATGTGTTCAGTCTTACCTGCCCACATCGCTTCCTTCTCCCACGGAATTGCTCCTGGTTGTAATGCATATGTCCTGCGTACCATCTCTTGCCACATCTCAGGGACACTATCTTCTGGCAGAATAAGAGCAATCAAATTGTTATCAATTGTTCCTGCCATACAATCCTGTGCAGCGTGCCATCCTTCATGACGCATCACACTCATTAAGACATGAGGGCGACCCATGAATGTCTTATTTAAATAGAAGTTATTACTTACAGTATGATAGACACCACGATTTCCTACTGGAAAATACTTCTCATCAGCAAGATATACACCCACACCAACTTCACTTAGTGAAGCGAGCATATGATTAAACTCTTGTGCCACTGAAGTAAATGCTCCAGGGTTATCATAATTTGAAGAAACATCTAACAAAGAATTCACTTCAGTCACATCATCAGTGCATTCCTGAAGAAGCATACAACCCATAGAATGGCTAGAATAGTAATCATCCTTTCCAATAGGATCTGCCATTACAGGAGCAGCAAGACATGCTGCCATCAAAGTCATAATAATTTTTTTCATATCAGAAAGGTAGAGCAGATCCAGTAGTTGTGGGAAGTGGTTGAGCACCACCAGTAGCGGAAGGAAGTTCTGGCATTGCAGAATCCATCATTCCAGGAAGTTGTCCAGCAATTGCTTCTGCAGCAGCAGATGCAACTTGAGATTTGACATTCTCAACAATAGAATCCTTATTGAGATATAGTGCAGTACCGCCTCCGACGATACCAGCAGTTCCAACGAATGATAGAACTGCTAAAATGTTAATTAGTTTTTGCATAATAAGCCTTGTAATATTGGACGATACCAGCAGTGTGCATGTTGCCTTGGGACACCCAGTCGTGAGCACACTCATAGATTGATTGTGATGAATATTTAGGAACTACCCCCTCCATTTGTCCACCATATTTTGCAAGCAAAATCTTTAATGCCTGCTCTCGCACCTTCATTTTTTGATTGTTGTAACGCCAGTCATCCAATTTTTCAGTCATTAAAAAAGGAGCAACGCTGTGCTCCAATAATAGTGTAGTATATAGTTTTTGTCAAGAGGGCAGCGGTGCATAAACTGGTGTCATGAGTCCGCCGTCTGGTGGTCCGTCATCATCTTCATTAGTTTCTATGAAGAGGAGCATAAAAAATAGGGGTGCCAATAAAAAAATAGTTGTCTGTGCCCATTCTATACTCATGAGTTTCTAGCTGCTGCTCCAATTGGAACTAGCAACAGCAGTGCTGCTACTAAAAATCCCATTACCAAATACCTGGGATGATTTGTCCTGTGGTTGCATAACTACCCATTGCTGCAATGACTCCGATCATTGCTGCCCAACCATTAATGCGTTCTGCGTTTTCGTTCATTGTTCTAAAGTAAGATAAAATTTGCTTTGATCTGATGGTGAATTTTCATAAGATGAAATATCACCGTATTCTTTGTGATCTTTGTATCCAACCATTCGTCCTTTAGTATTCTGCAGAGCAGGCATAAAGGCAATAAAGAAGAATACGCCTGGGGCACCTATTAAAAGGGCACCTCCAATAACATAATAAGTTAGAATTTCAAGTAAAGAGTTTTCCATTAATAAAGATTTTCTTCCTGTTCAGTTTCAATAACACAGTCAGAGGTGGCATATGCAACACAGAGTAGTGCAAATCCCTCCTCAATTTGATCATCATCCAAGAACGATTGATCGCTTTGATCAAGTGTACCACTTACAAGTTTACCAGCACAAGAGGAACAAGCACCAGCTCGACATGAATATGGTAGATCAACACCTTGTTCTTCGGCAGCATCTAAAACATATTGATCACCTTCTACAGGAATAATAATTTCAGTGCCGTCAGGAGAGCGAAGAGTAACGTTAAAGGACATTGCTTTTGGATCGTATGTAATGATTATATAGATTTATTGCTACTAAGTCAAGTATCAATTATCAGAATCCGAAGACGCCAAAGAAAAATAC